GCCGGAGACACCATCTGCGGAATGGTGTAATCAATCGAATCACCCGGATCAATCTGCTCACCCATGAACTTCTGCCAATTGTCCCAGACCAAACGACATGGAACAAAGAAGAAATGGGTATCAAGGTACATGTTGTCCATGACCGGAAACAGAGGCGTAGCCAAACGACAGAACGCCGTAAGGCGGCACCGAAAAGAATCACCAGGCAAAACCTCATCAACGAGGATAGGAACCAAATAGCCAGCATCGAAAGTAGTCTTGTGGGTACTCTGACGACGAAACGAGGAACGAGGAATATCAGCACGCGGAACCATCGCGAACTGATGAACATTGACAGACTGATTGCGGAACATAATTTATCCTTTCGCGTAATCAAGGCCGCGAGCGATGCGGGCCGGAACAGGAAGAAGATCAAATTGCCCAATATCATCGAACACACCGAAATCAAACAATTCATAGTCCTCAGGGTGAGAACTCATAGGCGAATCATCACGCTTAACTTCATCGCCGAACTGGCGCACCGCAACCCCAACCGCAGGAACAAAAAAAGGCGGAAGAAAGGCACCAAGGGCAAGATCCTTTACAGCAACAATATTGCGACGCATAACACACCTCCATTAAGTGATTGAACGTTTTAACTGCTTACCTTTGGCCAAAGCCACTTTCTCTCTCACTGCAAGCCGCTCTGGAGTCTGATGATCCTTATGCTTGAGACCTTCCAGAAAACGACCGAACTCAACTACATCAGGCAACAAATAGTCAGGATGATCCGGACTCTCTGTAAAACGCTGGAACAACTTATCGTAATAACGAGGAGCTCCGAACTCAGCACCACCTGGGCGAACAACAACACCTTTGGGATACACATCACTTGTAAAACGCTCTAACCAATCGGCACCGATTCCGGGCTTTAAACTCATCTTGTTGAACTCCGGTACACGGTCTAAAACCTCTCCAGTCTCGATATCGACAGTCCGATAATGTGCCGCCGCACGGGAGCCAGTCATTTTCTTCAAACAATACCTCGCGACATAGGCCGCACTCTCGAAGGTCACCGCTCCAACACTGGAAAATCCGAAGGGCCATAACTCCTCCAAAGTCTTTGAACGATACATCTTTGCACCGCCGGGGGACTTAGACCAGTAGGTGCGATCAAGGAAATCAAAACCGAACAGAATGGCATGCATGTGCGGGCGATCAAACTCTTCACCATACTCACCGCACATATAAAAACGGATAGTAAATTGACGAAACTTAAAGCGCAGACGCTTCATGAAATCTTGAAAATCTTTGTAACGCAGAGAATTGCCGGGGGGGGGGGAATCATAGGTCAACGTGATAAAGCAATTCACATCACTTAACGATGCCTCATGAACACAACGAATAGCCCACTCACGAGAACGCTTCAAACGGCAACCTATACATTGACCACAACTCAAAAAAAAAGAGGCCGCCAAGCGGCCCCTCTCAACGAAGGTAACAGACCCATCCTCACGCCTGTATGCAGGCTGGGGGTAGTAGCAGGTCACAGGTCAGAATCGAATACCACCACGCATCACTTGGGCCATATTGGCACCTTTGGTACGCATTGACGCCTTCCTGAAACGCTTTGCAGAACGACGCTTGTTAACGGGCTTACGACGTAGCGGAGACATAATGCACACCTCCAATAAAAACCTGCTTATTAAGGGGACAGCTGAACGTAATAGAGTCAACTTGCGCGCACGCGCGGAAGCACGCACGCACGCAGAATACCTCTAAAACTAAACGCTGTCACCTAGCACAGTTACATCAAGTAACTACTGTGCATTGGCGCAACGGTCGCTTCGCTCCCTTTATGCCGTCTTCGACGGCATGACGTTGTCAGGAATAGGGCCAGGAACGACTATAACGCGCTGTGGCGCGGGTTCAGGGGTGGGTGGCGGGGGAGGTACTATCAGGCCGAGTTTTTCGGCCTCCGCTCGATTTGACGCGTCTGAGACGAACTCCACGAATTCACCGGGATCATGGTGGAAACGCTTACGGACACCGGATGGCATAGCCTGGAACGCTTCACGCGCTGCAACAATCTGATCCATGGACTCCTGAAAATTCATGGCATCAGCAAAATCACCTTGCAATGGCGTCTTAATTGAGGCAGGGACCTCACCGGTCACACCGAAACGCCGCACAATCGTGTTGATATCACACTCCTCCTTGAAACTTTGTTGAGTGCGGGAAGCATCGAGACACTTCAGGCCGGATTCATCACCGGCCTTATTCATGTCGTAGTTGAACTCCGTTCTAATAAAGACCATAACTATCTCCTTTTTGGAAAATGGACACGAGGTTCAGGCTTGGGGAGAGCACGAGAACCACCACGAACTGTTAATCCGAGACCAGCAGCACCGCCCAACATCTTAAAAATATCAGGAATATACGGAGACGCATTTTGCATCCACCACGAACCCTGGGCAGAAGATAAATTCTTTGCCAAAGGCAAGTCGTAATTGAGCAGTTGCTCATTCAACTTCATTATTTTTTCTTCAAGAGGCTTCAACACCGACACATCAAACTTGTTCAACGCAGTCCGAGAATCAATATTTTTAACATCTGCCCGAATGCGATTCCACTCCTGAATGAGATTATCTATCTCAGCACGCATTTTCTCCTGCTGACGAACCATAGTATCGGCAGAAGTCTGTGAAGCAATAGTATTAGCCTGCGTATACGGAATCTGAGCGCGAATCAAATCAGTTTGAGCCTCAGTCTGGTTGCGCGTAGCCTTTAAATTAGCATTTTGCTCTCGCATATTTGCGATCTCAGCAGACACACGCGCAGCAACATTGCCAGAATTAAGCGCAGGAGTGAGAGCATTCTCAACACGAGCCATCATCGCATTACCACGAGAACCACCTCCAGCTGAACCAGAACCAGAAGCACCGGAGGCAGCAGAACCAGAAGGAGTAGCAGCACCACCTTGTTGATACGCGAGCATCGGATTGAGACCAGCTTTAGACAAATCACCGACAGCACGCTGATATGAACTGTTAGCCATGCGCTCTTGAAAATTCATCTGATCCTGAATAGAGGACTTCTGAAAATCCATCTGACGCTGAGCCTGGCCAGCCGAAAAATCCATAGAACGACCAGCTTGATCCGACTGAAACTGGCGATCCATACGAGCCTGGTCAACATTAGTGTTAGTGGCTTCACGAGCAAGCATCACATTGGTCTCATTGGCCAACTGCTGCGCCTCATAAGAACCATAGGCGGAAGCCATACCGGTTAGAGCGGGCTGATAAGGCTGGACAGCGGACAAAATGTCCTTGACGGCACCACCAAAATCTCCAGCGTCAAAACCGCCGCCACCACCAAATAAACCGCCGGCGAAATCAGCAATTCCGCCGAGAGCATCACCAAGAAAGCCGAACATAAGACCTCCTAGAAGTGATCAATAAGACCAGGCACCGAGTACATCGGCATCGGCCGAGCCGAAACGATATCGAAAAAACAATCACACAAAAGCTGCTTGCCATTGGCCGAAGAACCAACCGCCAAAATACGCTCAAGTGGCGGAGTGTCCTGAATAAAAGTGGCATTGAGAGTAGGCAAAGAAGTGAACTTTTGCGCAAGATGCCAAGGATCAATAGTCCCTGCAGCGGTAGAACGAAACAGACTTGTGATCATCGAGGGAAAATAACGATACTCAGCCCAACGCTCCTGATATCCAAAAACCAGATCATCATTGGCGTCACCTTGACAATAAATTTCCTTGTTCAAAATAGTCTGCTCACCCAAAGCAGCGAAAACAGGGAAATAAAAATCGTAACGAGTCTCACGAGACCACATACGACGAAGACCTTGCTGGTAAGTCAAATCAGCACGAACCGAAGCAAGACCAATAATCATGCCATGTTCAGTAAACGATTGAGTAAAGCCGTGGCCACCAGCTAAGGCAGTGCCCATGGCAGCAAGAGAACCTATGGGCGTAGTAGAACCAGTTAATCCAGAGGCGGAATTCTGGGCTATGGGATTGATAGTAATAGACGTCGTGCCTCCGCCGAGATATTCGGGACGCTGCAACCTTGCATCAGGAGACACCACACCAAAATGGGAACGAATGATTTCCGTGTAACGCGTACCACCACGAGCATCCCTTTCAAGTAATTTCTGAATCTGAAACGACTGACGAAGCTGATTGATAGTTGCAGCCGTAGCTTCACTCAAGTCCGCATAAATACCAGGGTAATCCGTGCCCTGACCAAGAACATTATTAACATCATTGCGAACATGAAGACGAGTAGAGGCGCCGGCCGAATCAACAATCTTAGAAGTTGCCCAGGCAGTAGTGGATGGAGTACCCGACTCGTAGACAGTACCGGACTGGCCGTAAGAAGTATTTTCAACGCCAAGGCCCTTAACAGGGGCGACAGTCCCTAAAGGCAACGCAACGGAATCACCCTTCTGCGGCCAAGGCAGAGCGCCAGTGAAATAGTCATGACGTTTACCACGACGAAGAAGAACATAATCCGCAGGATCAGACGACGCATCATCACGATCAACTACGACCGAATCCTGAAGGTTCTCATCCCTGAACCACTCGTTGTAAATAAGGTTGTAGGCACGAAGAAAAAGGGCCGAATGGGAAACAGTAGCACCGCCGTCGACCTGGCCAACGGTAGGCAAGCCCATATAGTCCTGTAAGGAACCAATCGCATAACCAGAAGCCGGAGACACCATCTGCGGAATGGTGTAATCAATCGAATCACCCGGATCAATCTGCTCACCCATGAACTTCTGCCAATTGTCCCAGACCAAACGACATGGAACAAAGAAGAAATGGGTAT